AACAAATTTTTAGGCTATACAACCCACCCTCTTTTTGGTTTAGCATATTTTGTGTATATGGCATACCTCATAGAGTCCATTAAGTGATCTCGAAACTTCACAGGTTCGTCAAGTGTGTTACCGTCCGTATCGGTTTTCCACTTGTAGTTTTTGATTTCATCAAGCAAATCTAAAGACTCGGACCTTATGTGCAAAGGAAATGATTTAACCTTGTTGATTCCTGCATAAACATCTTTGACAGCACTTTTTAAGTTAAACCCAGCTTTGTTTACTTCGCTAATGGTTTTCGGTTCAGCAGGATCGGCATATATCTCAGAATTTCTATCGAGGCCTAGAGACCTCATCCTATCAATTAGTAACGCCGTCGACATTTTTGTATCGTAGATTAATTGGTCGACAAACAATTCCCCGTCAAAGTTTTTAACCCTGACAAGGGCTGTTTGGTTGTTAAAGCCAAAGTCAAGTCCGTAAAACGTATCTCCGCCATCAGGGAAGTTCCTTCTACGCTTCCAATGCGTATAAATGGTCGCTTGGGATATCGCCCTCTCTCCTAAGCCATAAACTCGCCAATATTCATGGTCGGCTGTTTTAAGCCTCTCAATCTCATCCACAATAGATTTTTCAAGAAATGGGTTGTCTTTGTAGGTAGTAATAGTAAAGTCCGCATCTTCTCTCGGAACAACCTTGTCATAAATCCAGGAGTAGTAATCCGAAGGGTTATAGTCAATTACAATCTTTTCTGTGGTTCTTAGTGCTAACTGCATCCAAGATTCATAGTTAACCTCGTTTGCCTCGTTTATAAACAAGTAGTTTCTTTTACGACCTCTTATTTTTTGTGGTTGATCGGTAGAGACAAACTCTACGGTGTTGCCTCCTAAGAAGTAAAGATTTTCTGATTTGTTGTGCTTTTCTTCTGAGTATAATCCAAATTTCGAGAGTATTTCTATAAAGTCTCTCATCACTGAGCCTTTTATGGATGGCAACGAGGATCTGCAGATGGTTAGGGTTTTTCCCTTCTCTTGTAATAATTTCACGATAAACCAGGTCAATACATTGTAAGTTTTGCCAGACCTTGTTCCGCCTTGCATAACTGATATTTTTTTTTGGCTGTTTTGCAGTACTTCGAAGACGATGTTTGTGGTTACATTCATAAGACATAGGAAAAAAAATTAAAAAATAGGATTGAAGTTTACTAATAGAAAACTTTTGGTTTTATACAAGGGTAGGCCCTTTGCTATTTTAAGCCCCATTTAAGCCTTTTAATTCTAAAGTGAGCACATAGTACTACACATAGGGTTAAAAGCCGTAGAATAGCCTTAAAATGCTAAATAGAGGCATTGTAGCTACTCCTCATAGTCTCCGTCCTCGTTTATATCCAATAATTCCCCTTTATCATGGTTGTAAAGTGGTATTTCATCACTCTCTCCAGCTTTATAAGCAGGAACAATCATTGCAGGTTCAACTTGCGTATCAAAGTTCACTATCTCACCCTCAGGTAAGCTCTTGTGCTCATCTCCATCTATTTGTTTCATAATATCTCCGATTTGATTTGGCTTAATGACATTTACTGTGATCTGCTTAACGACATCTCCTTCGTGAGCAACCTCAGTCTTCTCGATATATCCTCTTCTCTTGCCTCTAGTCTTTAGCAAGAACATGGTAGCTAAGGTATCACCCCTAGCAATCCTCTCCATTAGCTTTTGTTCGCCAAAGTCAAGCATTATCTCCTCAGGCTCGATTTCAGCCAATCTCTTAGCAAAGTCAGCATCATCCTTCAACCAAGTCTTATACTGCGTCCTACCGACTCCAGAAGCTTCACATGATATGGTGATATTCCCAAAGTTCTCCTTATAGGCTATGATAAAAGCCTCTTTAGCTATTTCCTTGAATTGTGCGTTCATATTATCTATTCTTTGTTGGTGTGCGTATCGAAATAATGCTAGTTACCTTTTTCTCTAAGTTCTCATGACCAACCCATTTGCCACAATTAGTGCATTCAAACTCAGTAACCTTGATTTGACTAAACCAAACATATCCATCAGTCTTAGTACCACATTTACAAGTGTACTCTCGTTTGCCGTAAGTATCTTTCATAGCATTAGTTATTTTTTGGGTTTCGGTTTGCATCTATACATAGACAGGGTTCTTGGGTTTTTTCTATTCTGCTTCTGAGCTAATTCTGCTCTTAAGTACTGCTTAGGCTTTTCATTAACCTCCTCAACTACCTTAAGCGTTCCTTTAACTGGGAAAGGTACATTTAGGCTGCTCATTGCACCAGTATCAACTCCTTTCTTGTATCTCAAGTCTAATTTACGTTCAGTCATCTCAAATGTTTAAAAATGTTAAAATCATTGTTTTATATCAGAATATTGGGGGGCACAAGGGGTGTATGCCTTTCTATGCGCTAAAATAAAGGGTAGGGGGTAGGGTAGGGTAGGGGCTAGATATCCCACTTAACATAATATATATTATCGGTCGTCTGTCTCCCCTATTGGATCGTTTCATTGGTGGTGGTTTAGGGTGCTAAGTTAGTACGAATAATTTAATGATTGGTTAGTCAGTCAAATGGCAAAAGTAAAACTCAAGCATAGTATTATATTAATACATACCTACTAATTTAATTAGATAAGTACTTATATTATTAATATAATATTAAATTACTAATTAAGTTAGTAATATAATATTAAATTAAGGATCTTATACTTATACTTATATACAAACGTTAACAAAACTTTAACATATTATTTACATTTATTTGCAATTGTTTTAAATTGTTTGCATATCTTTACTATGTCAATAACGACAAACAAAACAAAAAACAAAACATTATGAACACTTTAGAAACACTTTTATTCGGTGCACAGTTAACAATCTTTACAGCGTTCTTAGTAACCTTAGTACGCTTAGTTCACGCCTTAATTACAAACAAATAAAACTACAAAACATGTTTACCTTATCAATCATCCCGAACTTTACAGGCACTACAAAGCAATTAATTATTACCCTTTGCCTTTGCTTAGTCATTGACTTCATTACTTGCTTGCCTCTTATATTTTAATTAATAACCAATAAACAAAACACAATGAGCCTAACTTCATTTATCATTTACCTAATTATTGGAACTCTATTTTTAACACTTGTCAAGACTATATGGCAAGAAATAACAAACAAATAAAACCTACAAACATGGAAAACACAACAACACAACAAGAAAGAAAGACTTACAACGGGTGGACAAATTACGCTACATGGCGTATTGCTTTAGAGTGGTTCGATGATTATACCCCCAATAGATGGGAAACCGATGCGTACAACCTATCTAAGGAGTGTCAATCTTATGTAGAGGAAACCCTCGAGGAAATGACAGTTCAAAGTACTTTAGTCCTTGACTATGCGTTGGCATTTACTTCAGATGTTAATTGGTACGAAATAGCGGAACACTTAATAAATGAACAAAACAGCTAATAAACTTAATAAACTACAAAACAAACAACATGAAAAAGATACATTTAGCAACAAGTAAAGACAAAATAAGACCACATTTAGAGTACATACAAATAAAGGGCGGGTTCGCTTATGCAACTAATTGCCACATATTGGTAAAAATGCCACTTTGCGAACTGTTTGGTAAAGAAAGCGAACTTAATCAGCCTGATTATCATTTTTATATCGATGCAAAAGAGTGGCAAAAAAATAAATTTTACAACGGTTCAACCTTTACACTCGATGGAGGTAATTATTTAGAGGCATTAGATATAAAAGGCAATAGGTTAGGAACAATTAAGATAGTAACTCAGCCACAATTTGACAATATAGGGCGTTATCCTGACTGTGAAAGTGTTATCTATTCAAGTGAACAACCAACGGAAGCGGTAGATATTATAAGCTTCAACCCCTCTTTATTGTCTACACTTTGTGAGGCATTAGGTGGAAGCGAAAATAAATTTATTTATACCTTTTTCGGTAGACTTAAAACAATACAGGTAAGAAACAAAGAAAACCTATCTTTTGGTATTTTAATGCCAATAGATATAAATATAGATTAACAACCCCTAACCGTTGAACCTTTAGAGGTTATCAAGTTCGCTACTTGCAACGGTTCTAAATTTTAACCAAAATACCACACAATGACAGTAGAAAAACAAAACAACGGTAGTTT